GTCCTTCTCCTGCCTTTACATAAATTGATACAATTATAGATCCTGAAAAAGTTTTATTACCCCCAAAAGTATTAGCGGCAGTAGCAGGTAGAATATTTAACCTACAAAACTCATTTTGATTAGTGATAGTTCCTTGATAATTATCAGGGTAAATTGTAATGTTATGACTAGTCCAAGAGGAAGTTGTAAACATTAGCTCAATAGCGTTTTTTAAACTAGCAAAAGTCATATTGCTTCCTTCACTAAGTTAAGCTCTATTGTATAACCGTTATCTGTAGAACCTGTTATATTGTAAAGAATTCCTTTAACAAGCAAAGTGTCATAGACATCTACTGTTACTCCTGATTCTATTATCCCAATTAATTTAGAACCGCCTCTACTAGAGCTACTAGTAGAAGTTATAATTGCTTTAACAGGAATAGCTGATATGCTAGAAGAGACTTGCCCTGAAGAAAAACTATAACTGGTTACAGTTTTATTTCCTAAAGTTGCTGAAACTGCTAAATCACCAACACTTGAAAAAGCTTTTTTTACTGCCTTATTAAGTGTAGCTTTTATACTCATTAGTTAGCCCTCCACCAACTTGAACCTGTTCCAGAAGCATAAGCCTTATTTAACAAAGGTCTAATTTTCTTTAAAACTAGAGCAGGTTTTACAGGAATATTCGGAGTAGAATCTGAGTCTGAAATAGAAATAGAACCTACAGAAATAGATTCAAAAGTTTGACTTTTTCCTTGAAGAAGATCTTCATTATCAATTAAATGTAATGCTTGCTCGTAGACAGCTTCTTTAACTTGATCAGGAATTATAGTATTACCGATAGTAACATTAAGACCTAATCTTGTGTCGTTATAAATTGCATTATTACGAGGCCATGCCAAAGCTTGAGAGGAACTAACCACAGAACCAATCCACGCGTGATCATCTACTATAGCTGTAGCTGTTACTAACGCTGCTTCTTGAACTGATTCAATAGCGGCAGTCCAGTTAGCACTATCAATTCTAGTTGTAAAGTAAGTGTTAGCTTCAATTAAAGTTACATAGCTGTTTGTGTTTACAGTTAGTGTCATTAGTTCCTCCGAGATCTATATTAGGAGTGGAAAATGGGCAGAATGTCCAAGTTCAACGCAGCTTGCTTACGAGTATAAGAAGCAGCAGCACCAAGAGTTGCATTAGTCGCAAACGCGTTAGTAGCGCCTGACCAGTCGTAACCATTTGGGTGCATGATAAAGCCATAGCGATACCAAATGTTAGTTGAACCACCACCAGTATAGGAGGCTGCATCACGGTCTACTTCTACAGGAGTAGGAACGCTTACAGGAGCCGCTGTAACAGCTGCAGGGTTAATAACAAAAGTACACTTGTCAGAACGAGCATTCAAGTCGCCAGAAGCTGCACCAGAAATCATTTGATTAGCGCGAGTCATAATCAGACGGAATTTGCCACCAAAAATTGTGTTAAAGTTCAAGTTGCCGTCTTGTACGCGAGTTTCGTCTACCAAGTTAGCAGCACGCATTTCTGCCATTTGCTCTGGTGAAGTTACAAGATACATGAAGTCAGCTTCATAGTCTTTCATACCTGCGCCAATAGCGCGGAAAAGACGCTCACCACGGGCAGCACCAGCAGCAGACGAGTCAAAAAGCTTACGCTCATCGCTAGCGCCAGTAGCAGCTGCACCAAAGAGACCTAGTGCGTTAATGTCAACAAAGTGACCAGTTGCAGAGGCGTCACCGTCTGTATCGAAGGCAATATAACCACCGTTACCAGAACCGCCTTTGTCGCCCAAAGTAACTTCGCTAAGAGCGACACCTTTGAGAACTGACAACAAAGCGTTGTGCTCGTCTTGTGCACGTACTTCAGCAAAGTCGCGAGCAATTTTTGCTAGACCGTCTTGCTTCGATACAACTTCTTGCATGTTTACTTGTTGCGCACCAAAAGTACGAACAGTTTTAACATAGTCAGCAATGTCGGTTGTGACATCTGTGTAAGTACCGTCAGTAGCACTTGCAAGCGAAGCAACGTTTACAGTTGCAGACAGTGGTTTGTAGTAACGGAACTGACCAATAAAGCTTTCACCATCAGCAGTAATGTCAGCGCGATTGCCTACAATACCTGTTGAGTTAAGCTTCTTTTCAGTGGTGTAAGCTTCATCGCTGTAAGCGGAGATAGCAAGAGCCACATTTTGAAATGCAGTATTTGTAATAGCCATTATTTTATTCCTTTATAGAACTATTAGATGTTAAATGAACCCAGCTGGCCTTTTTCGGCTGCTGCGAGCATTTCTGAAGTAGACATTTCTGATAAAGTTTTCTTTTGAGAAACGTTAGAAACACCTGCGTTGTTAGCCGCGCCAG